CCGATTTAACGTCTGTTCGATGAGCGAATCGAGACCCTCGAAGTTGTTCACCCGAGATTCGTTCTTCACGAACTGCTGCATGTCGTAGTAGTTCATGCCTTAGCCGGTCCAGTTGGCCGCGTAATCAAGGAAGGGTCGCATCGAAAGAAACAGATTCCGCTCAGACCGACGGCGCCGCACCAACCCCCGCAGAACCCTTCCGCCACCACGCGACCATTTCAAAAATTCATCCGCCGCCACACTCCGCCGCCCCTCGTTAAGCCTCGCCAGTAACGAACTGCGATGCAGCGCGCCGGTGTTAAAATCAAAGGAGACCAGCGCCGCGAATTCATCATCGTTCACTGGCACCCTCACCAGCGCCTGCACGCGACTCTCGAACTGGTGCATGTCATACCGCAGCAACTCCACCGCCTCCTCGCGAGTAAGCGTACGCCCGGCATACACCGTCCCATCCTTGTGTTGTAGCCCCGTGTGACCCCAGCCAATCGTCCACACGCCCGCCGGGCACCGATAAGCCTTCAGGAAAAGCCCCTCAAACTCCTTCACTAGCATCAGTCCGTCCGCACTGATCACACGATGCGCAAGGGGACGTCCCGGCGAGCAGCCTCGCTCAAATCGTTGCTCCATTGCCGACCCGCCACAATCCTGAGTCCCGTCATGGAGACTCCCGGCGCGCTCGCCCCCGACCCCGAGAACGCGACTCCCGCCGCGACCGAATCGGCCAAAAGTAAGCAAAGAAAGCCAACTCATGGCCGCTTCTCCGGCTCATTCCACACCACCGGCACCGCCTGCCTCACCGGCATCCCCGTCTGCTCACTCACAGCCGTCGCCGTTTTATCCCCCCACCACCCATCCACATCCAGTTGGTATCCCAGTGACTGTAGCCACCTCTGCACGGGCTTTACAGCCTCTCCCAAAACCCCATTCACCTTCGTCAAGATCGTGACCATCAGCACCGCCATGATCATCACCGAGAGCTCATACGGGTTCACAATTTCCAGCAACGGCTTCATCCACGGCATCGATCCAGCCAATCTCGTCATCGCCGCACTCACCGCCGCCGACACCACGGCCAGCAAAATTCGGCCCATCGATGATACCAATAGATTCGCGATGAACTTCTTCATGGCAGCCCTCCCGCCTTCACTGATTCGAGATACAGCCCCTCCGCGTAAGCACTCAGGAGTGCCCGGATTTCATCGGGAGTTTTCGGATTTGCGCGGGCGAAATCATCAGCCAGCGTCTCCGCGACGGCCGACCAATGCGGCTTGTCTGGGGTCCATGCCCGCACGATCTCGTCGACCGTGGACCCATTGACCGCCGTCGGTAGCTGCTGCCAGAGCGCTCCGCTGAGTCCTTGTAGAAAATCGACTTTCTTTCCCTTGTCGAGTTGCCCCACCGCAGCCTGCAACACCGCCGACGCAGCCAGTTGCCCAGCCTCGCGAGCAGCGATGAGCACAGTGCCACGGATGGCGGAGCGATGATCCTTTATCCATGCCTGGGTGCCCGCGCAGCCCGATAGCGTTATTGACAGCGCCATCAGTATCGTCGTGATTTTCATAATGCCTCCACTACTGTTCCCGCTTCTTGGATGATGATATCGCCAAGAGTTTTCTGAGTCAGGATAATGTTTTGTCGAGCCTTGCGCGCACTGGAAAACGCCTCGCTCGACGCAGCGACAATTCGGTGGTTCTTGCCGGTTAGGCGCCACCGATAGCCTGTTTTGGTTTTGTAAAGATACAGTTTGCTCATTTGATTTTCTTGGGGGTTGATTGTGGTGCTGGAAATAGGGTCGGCTCCGGGAATGTTTCGGGAGCCTTTAGGTGGACAAATATCTGGTCATCAGTTCGTAGGTGAAGCTCACCCGTTTTGTTGTCATACTCAGCTAGCCCACGGTCCAGAAGCGCTTTCCAAGTCTGCATTCCGTAGGCTTTAGCCCCTGAATCAGTCGTGTTAACAACCTTGGTTTCCGTGCGGACACGCTCTGGAGATATGGCAATCGTTGCGATGGCTGTCACAATAGCAGTTCCAAGAACTGTTGAGCCATACAAGAACCAGTCGAAATTTGGTTTCACCAGTCGATCCTTCCCCTGATCCCGATAGATTTCGGTATAGGCTTTCCCGTTTTCGGGTCGATCTCCATCGGCACCCACGGCCGGATCGACTTGAGCAGTTTCAGTAGGGTTTTCCATAGTTTCATTTCCGGGTGAAGTAGTCTTGTGCATCATACGCAAATGGGCTGGCATCGTCACTCGCATTCTCGTCCGCAGGGTATCGGCCGGTCGCCAGTGCGAACCAACACAGGCCCGCAACTCCGGCGACCAGCACCGGCAAACAAAACGCGAGCGTGATGATGTCGCCAGTTTTCACGGCGCGACCCTTCTCTTATCAAGTTCCATCCGAACCCGCTCCTGCTCAGTTTTCATGGCTTCCATAGTATCCGCCAACTGTTTCTGTCTGGAGTCGAACTCCGCCTTCGTGACCATCTGCCCAATGGATACTTTCATGTCGGCGATTGATGCCTGAATATAAGGAAGGCTCGTCTTGATCTCTGTCAGTTTTTCGGCATTCGACTTGGAACCTGATAACAGCACCGATATGAGTAGGATCACGACGCCAGAAGTAATCGTCGTTACAACCGTATTTATGTTGATCCCGACCACTCCGCGGTTCGTGTCTGGCTCTTTATCCATTATATTACAATCCTTTCGCATTGAGAAACCGAATTGCCTCCGCCTCACCCGCAGGTCGCGCGGCGCAGCTCGTCAGCGCAAGCAGCGCGAACGTCAGTATGGCGAGAACTAATGATACGATGCTAAATCTCATGCCGAAATCCTCATTCCGGCTCCCGCAGCCGGTCGATATTCGCACGGGCCGATACATGGATTGACCGCTTTGAACGGTCGCGAGAACCCTGCCGCATCCACGGGCATGCCGACATAAGCAAGACCCGCCCCGATCACGCCGACTTTTCCCTTGATCGGGACGACATTGATTGGGGTGAGGAGGTTTGTCGTATTCGGCCAAACAACAGCCGGATTAACCGCAACACCCGACCCGCTCCCATTGTTCCAAGTCTGATAGGCAAGACCATTTATAATCGTGTTTTGCGCCGTGGCGGCAATGACTCCCAAGGAATCATCCAAGAAAAGCTCACCAAGCACGATGCAATGGTTTATCTGCACGTCCGCCTGGGCTTCAATACCTCCAAAAGTTCCCGCTTCAATGTAAACGTTGTCAGCGAAAACGCAGTTATTGAGCACCACGTTTATTGATACACTTCCAAAACAAGCAAAAAATACATTACTCGCAAAGTAACAATTAGTAAGCGTCAAAGTGATATTCTGACCACCGGAGTCTTCAAGGAAAACGGATAACGAGCTCGGTGCGCCAAGAAAACCAACTCCAGTGATCGATCTGGTTCCTACCGATAGGACGTTAACGAGCGAAGAACAGATTGGGGCTGACAGAGCGTTAAGAAGTGTGTTCCCTCGAAACCCCGTAAACCCTGCCGCGACGTAATCATTCGGCGTCTCGAAATCAGCGGTTCCGTAATTCCCCGGAGGTAAATAAACGGTAGCCATGGCTAAAATCCTGTCAGCAACGGAAACACATCAAACGTGTCCGTCTGCGCGTTGTAAATGACCGTCAGGTAATCGTAGGCACCGGCAGCGGTGGACAGGACAACCGCCGTAACATCATCCCCAAGATTGAATTTTGCTCCCAGCGTGATGATGCGCCCGCCAGTGCCATCCTGCGAGATTCTCCATGTGATGCGCTGGCCGTTGTATGCGCCAGTCGGATTGGCGAGCGTGAAGTTGCTGGTCGCCGTGAAGTAGAAAATGCTGCCGGTCGAGGCGTTCGTGCTGAGCGGAGTGGCAAATGTGATCGCTAGCGCGGTCGCGTAAAACGGACCACCAACAATCTTCGCCTTCACCGCAATCTCACCTGTGGCGGTTGCTCCAACTGTGCCAATTGGAACGCCGTTAAGTGTTGATGCCCCCGAAGGAGCCGCAGCAAGGTTCGTAACGGTCAGCGTGGCGTTGTTGCCATCCAGAATGAGATTGGGTTGATGGCTCATGATACGATGATGATTTTAAGGACGATCTCGCCCGTCGCCGTATCGTCCGATGTGCCAAGCGGAAGCGCCGTAAGGGAGCTTGTTCCTGACGGTGCAGCCGCGAGATTGGTCACGTTCAGGGTCGCATTGGACCCGTTAAGAATGAGATTTTCGTCGCTCATAGGATTTCACTCCTTGAGAGCGGCAATTACTCGCTCTCGGTGTTTATCGTCGTCACGGTAAGGAAAATAGTTGTCACCCCCGCGCCATCGGGAGTTCCACCTTGTTTATAATAAATCGCCGTGTCTGCATCGATCCTCTTTTGGCCGATCACGTTGTTCGCCGGAAGGACAGTGCCCCCGGTTGCAGCGGTCGCCGTCGATACGGTCGAAAGCAAATCGGTGTATGTGCTGGCGGTGTAACCAAGGCTGAGAGTCGGGCTTCCACCGCCATCAGCTGTTGACACACACGCCTTAGCCTCAAGCAAAACCGGGTTCGACGGGCTGGCCTGCACGGTCAACCAGTGTTTCGCCGTGGTGCTCGTATTAGCCGAGATTACCAGTGTGTGCCGAACCGGAATACTCCCTTGTCGGTCGTTGTAAATCGCCCCCGTTGCGTTTGTAGCGCTCATGGTGATAGGTTCTCCGGTTAACGGTTCAAATGCCAACCCCGAACACGCCACGGGCGGACCCGAACACGCCGACCCCGAGGATGGAACGCATGCGAGTGAAGTATGCATCCGGGTTGTTGCCGCTTTCTTTGAGGGGCGACAACTGCGGTTCCGAAAACACCTTCATCCTGATCGGGAAATATCGCTTCGAGATATCGGCACGAACGAACCACTTGGTTGAGCTGGTGAAGTTATTGATCGGCTCGCAACTGATCGGGAACTTGGAACGAAGGGTATTCACCGCACGATCCGCCGTCTCGGGGTTGTCGGGCGACATGCAGATTTGATCCGCCGCCTTCATCCAGTCGGGTTTCAAGGTAGGAATCAGCATTGTAAATGCCGTGTCCATTCCGATGAAGTTTCCCACGTTGTCTTGATACCGCTTAAAGGTCGCGATGATCTCATACATCGTGGCCAAATTCGGAGGCAGGGCGACGTTCAAAAAGTTCGAGAATGTCGCGCCATTGTCTTCCCGCTTGTGCGTTGTCGAGAACAGCGCCCGCTGGGTACCATCCGCTTCGGTTAAGTCGTAGGGCTGAACTGAAAACCCGTTGTTGTAAACGTCAGCCGCCACCTGGTTCCGCAAGGTCTTTTCGCTCTCGATGAAGTCCTGCATGTTGTCCAGCGGGGCGGTGTTGTTTGCGTCGGGAGCCTCGATCATCAGTCGCTCAATCGTCATACCGGATCGGTATGAGGTCTGAATGATCTTGCTGGTATTCGACTTTACCGGGGAACGCTGGGGGATTGGCTCAAGGTCGCGGTTCGCAACCGGCTTGGCGATGCCCTGCGCACCGGCATACTGGTCGAACCATCGGCTCGTCGGCTCCACCTTTAGCAGCCTGGAATATTCTTCCGGTGCTTTGTCGTAGATGTAGCGGAAATAATCCGAGATGTTCCGGTTCAGTGTATCCGCCCACTGTTCCAGCGTCATTGGTGAGGTTGTGGTTGCCATGGTGGTTTGTCTCCTATGTTGGGTTGAGTGGGTTGTGGATTACTGCCGAACGCCATCGGCGAGCGAAACATAAACGCGCCCGTTGAAATCGGTGGAGGCGTCGCCTTCGTATCTCCCTTGCACAATGAAGAAATCATTGGTCGTATCGCTCTTGTCCACGAAGGCGATGCCGTCGTAGTCACCGCTACCGAGGTAGAGAGCATACGCAGTGCCAATGGCTACGTCGATCTGACGGGTTGATCCGCTGCCGACTGTGCCGCTGCTGTCCGTGATGTTCACCACGAATTGCGCATTAGCGGGGTCAATGACTTCATGCAACTCTCCGAACGGCGCCACAAAAGGTGCGTCGGTCGAGGTATGCGATGGGTCCATTACAAGGCCGTAGCAAACCACGTCATCGGTGGCGCATTCGGCGAGAGCGTTGGACGAGACCTTGACGAACTGATAGGCAGCGAACGTGTTGCTCGAATCAGTAATCTGGGGTCGTGTGACTGCGATCTGGCCGTTGTCAGAGGCGAGCCAGGGAAATGTAACGGGTGCGGATGCCATGGTGCTTGTGTCTCCTTAGTGTGGTGGTTGATTGAGGATTCTGGTGGTGGTCAATCGGCGTCTGGATTATCAACGACGCGGGTGTTGTAGTCGGATTCTTCAGGTTTCATGCCGGTCTTTTCCAATCCGACACGGGCCACTGAACGGGTTCCATCGATTCGATCCCGGCTGAGCCTTGCCTCGTCGGCCTGCTTTTCGTCCATTTCCTCTTTGGGAATGATCATCTCGACCAATTTCATACCGGCGTATTCGACGATGTTCTCCCCGCCTTCCTTGCCGGGTTTGCGGTATCGTTCCCAAGCAGAACCTGCTTTGCCGATGTGGGAATAGACCTGTCGCTGGTTCAATACGTTCTCAGGTTGAAACCCGTCACGCGGGGTTCCTTCGATCACGCCGAACGTGCTACGGAAACGGGTCTGATCAGCCCGCGTCCGAAAGATTCCGGCAGCGGGTTCAATTGATTCATCGATGATTTCGAGGGATGGCATTGGGTTTGGGGGGGTTGTTTCAGGTTTGGTTTTGGCAAAGAAAAACCCGACCGTGTTTAGGTCGGGTTTCTCGCTGTTGCCCGATCCTTTACGGACCGGGACTTGTTGGGAAAATGTTGGGATCTACTTGAGTCCCATCCTCGCTTTCAGTTCGGCATCGAGCTGGCGCTGACCATCATTCATATTGGCCTGCGGATTTACTTGCGGCCGTATTTGGAACCCCGATGCTCCCGGGAACGTTTGTCCCGTGAACTGGAGGGGTGCTGGGGCCGGTTGCTGCGGTTGTTGCTGGGTGCGCTGCAAGGCATTGAGCCTGCCGAACACCATGTACGCCGCGTTTTGGACCATCTGTGCGTTGGGGGCGACCCCTTGACTGGCGTTGTATCGAACGATGTCCTCCATTTCCCTGTATGCGGCTGGGTTCTGGAGTAGTTCGGCCACAATTGGGTCGGAGTTCGCCGTCTGCTGAATCACGTTTGGCAATTGAGAATGCGCCTGTGAAGCGTTCAACTGGCCGAGGATGGGTTGCAGGGCGGCGTTCACGCTCGATCCGAGAGCGAAGGCCATGTCTTGAGCGTCTTGTTCCTTGAATCCCTTCGATTTCAACGCCGTGTAGGCGTTTTGAGCGGCGATGTCAGCCGGGGATGATGGAGCTTGCTGCTCAGGTGCGAATGCGTTTCGCATCCGGTCCACCTCGCTCTGGTACTTCCGGGCGACTTGCTCGGTTCGTTCCAGCTTTTGCCGAAGTTCCTCGATCTCTTTCGACTGAGGAGGCGGTGTCGGCGGTGGTGGTTGCTGCTGATTTGTCGGGGTTTCGTCCGAAGCGATCACTGGCGTCTGCTCCGAAATACCTTCCGTATGCGTGATGTCTGCCATATTATTTCCTAGGTGTCAATCCCTTTTTTTTGAGAATCTTCATCCGGGGATGTGGCGGTTGAAGCTCTGAGGTGGTCCAAGATGTTTTTCCAGAAGCGGCATTCGTCGGCCGCTCCCTGGTCCTGCCGGATTTGGTCGATTGCCCTGTCCTTGGTGGCGCATCGTTTCATCGCGGCGATCTCACGCTCCCCTGCCACGGCCTGAATCAAGATCAGAAACCGGGTGTTGGATGCGAGTTCTCTGGCTGTTTTCAGGTCCATGTGGGTTTATCCTTGCGTGTTCGGCCGCCGGGGCTCGC